TACACGACGCTCTTCCGATCTCTCATTTGTAGTGAAAAGATAACCAAATGCAGCAGTCAGTGCAGCAATGGCAGCAACTGCTATAAGTACTGGTGCACTAATACTACTAAACACAGAAGAAAGCATTGCTTTCATTCCACCTAACTCAGTTATTTTTGCACCCAACTTTCCTATTCCTGAAATCAGTGGTGATATGCTACTTGTTGTTTTTCCAATAACAACCAATAGTGGTCCTAATCCAGCTACTAGAGCTGCACACTTGACAATTGTAGACTGTATTTGTGGATCTGCACTTGCAAACGCATTAACCATTTCAGTCGCTTTCTGAACAAGTGGAGTAATGACCGGTGTTAAGTTCTGACCTATAGCAATGCTGAGGTTATCAACGGAACCTTGAAACGTTCTTAAGCTATTGGCTGTACCATCAGCAGTTCTTGCATAATCTCCCTGAGCATTTTTAGACATCTCCATAACATAATTGTAACGAAGTTGAACCTTTTCAGCCTGTGACATTTCAGAATAGACCTTTCCTGTCTTTTTGGCAAATTCTTCCAGATTCACCTCTGTCATAACAATACCTAGCTGTTTCAGCGATTCAGTTTCACCCGTAAATACGCCATTCAATGCTGTCATCGCTTGATCTATTCCAACATTTTTAAAAGATGCCAAATCACCAGCAAGCCCTGCCATTGATATTGACATGGCTGTCGCTTGTTTTTGGTTAATTCCCATAGATGTGGCCATATCACCAAACAGAGAAGTAGCCTGTAATGCCTGGTTCTTACTTAAACCAAATTGAGTAATAGCTGTATTTGCCCATTCCTTGACCGATTGAGCATTCTTTCCGAATGCAACATCAACTTTATTCAAGTTCTCATCAAAATCAGATGCAGCATTAACTGCTGCTGTACCGGCCGCAGCCAATGGTACAGTAATTCCCACGCTCATAGCTTTTCCAGCACCCGAAATCTTATCACCTACTGATTTTATCTTTGTAGCGAGTCCTTCCATCTTGGCCTGGAACTTATTAACTGTTTTTGTAGCATTGGTAAAGACTTTCTCAAATTCAACAGAATCCCCTGTAACCTTTGCACTTAAAGTATAATCAGCCATCTATTGCCTCCTTTCTGTGAGGCTTTTTCAAACCATTCCTTTCATAAACAATATCAACCCATGTTTTACCTTCTTTTCTATCAACTTCTTTAGCAACAATAATATTCTTATGAATAGTTTCCCTGTCTGCCTTTGCAACTCTTTTCTTTTTCCAGAGTTTTAAGGCTCTTTTGTTTTTCTTTCTATTTGCATTGTAAAATGCGGTAAAACATGCGTTATACGTGTTATACGAATCAGAAACAACTTTATTTTCCCATGCCTTATAAATAAAAGCCTTTTCTCGCTTAGTCAGAGATTCATAATCTTTCTTTGTATATCCAAAATTGACCACAAAAAAAGCAAAGTCTATATCTTCAAGATATGGCTCTGCTATTTTTTCATATTGAGCATCAACTTCATCATCTGATAGATATTCCAGATCTACTAAGCGACTTGGAAGAAAAAAGGACAATCACGCTGCAATGCATCAACAACTATGCTGACAATCTGTGAATATCCTTCATTTTGGATTAAATCATCAGCAATTTCCAATCCTTTTGAAACAGGAATGTATGAATCATTATCTATATTCTTTAAACCATATGCAAAATATGTTTCTAAAGTTTCAAGACTCATCATTCCACTTGTTTGAGAAAGCAATGCCATAAGTGGCATGTTGGTTGCCTTTTCAATAATCTTTATTCTACCAATATCATACTTCAAATCAAGATTCTGTCCCTTATATTTCAATTCCATGATTAACTACCTGCCTTTGCTGTAACTGTTGCAACACCCGCTTTTAATGCCTTTCCTTCTGCATCTGTTTCAATGATCATGATCTGTTGTCCAGATGTGGCTGCAATGCCAGCTTTCCCATCCCATGATGTTTGAGTAATAACTTCACCATAAGATGGATATACCAAAGGTGCATTACCGGTTTTATAGAAATATTTATTAGAGCTAGATTTTACTGGATTGACATAGATCATTGTTTGACCTGAGGTCGTTCCTTCAACAGATACAGCTGTCAATGTTTCTAATGACGCAGACTCCTGAGGCATTGTATCAGGTGATACTGGATTAGCCAAAAGATCAACCAATGCTCCCATTCCTTCTAAAGTCAGTGAATATGTCATTGAATCATCATAAGGTGCCTCCAATGGATAATCTGTAATGACTGCTAATCCTCCAAACATTCCACGTTTTCTTTTTCCGTCAACAACTTTCAAACAAACAGGATCACCATTTTCAAACGCCTGCGAAAGAACAGTATGACTCTCATCATCCAACGCATAGATACCATCATTGTCAATGGACCATTCCTTCATTCCTGCGATTTTAGATTTCCACCCACCTTGTGTATCTTTAGATGTAATTTCAATACTATCTGCCGAACGATTGATTGTTAATCCCTGCTGACCGCTGATAGCCAACAGTTCACTTCCATCCATATTATAAATGCATAAAAGAATATCTTTTCCCGCCACTGCCTTTGCAGTGGTACTTGAAAAATCACAGTATGCATTATTGTCGAATGCAAATTTCTGCAAATTTAATTTTTTCATAAAGTCCTCCTTTTCCATTAATTTTATATCTTACACTTGAATCCATAACAGATCATAAACTCATAAGACAATACAGCATGTTTTTCCTTTGTTTCATCCTGCTTGATTGTCTGTATGCCATTATTTGTCTGCATAATCAACTCATAATCATCTGGCAAAACAATATCTTCTGTCAAAGCCTCTTCAAGATGATTAATCATCTCATAAATCTGCAATGATGAATTCGACGGTTGAGCTATTGCATGAATCCATACAGTAAAAACGTCACGATACATTGTTTTTGAATGTGCAGGGCGTTTCCCCACAACCTCGACAAAATAAAAAGGACTTGGTGTATTCAAATCAACATGATCAAAACACTCAAATCCTGTATTTTCTATAATTTTCTTCTGTATAGCAGCTACTAGTTCAACCAAACCTATCTGCTTGTACATAATTATCCACCTTCTTTTTTTATAGCTTTTAAAAGATCCTGCTTAAAAATGATTCCCTGTATATTCACATTATCTCTCAGGAAATGTTGTCCTGGAACATAGTCCCCATCAACAGTTCTATGACCATATTCTACATGTGGAGCATATTCAGAAAGATAGCCCATCTCATCACCGTAAGTCCCTGATGACTTTCTAAGCTCACCAGTATCAACCGGCGTGCTTCCACTGCCTCCACTGCTTCTGGCGGTATTCAACATTTGAGTAACTTGTTTCTTGACAACAGCATTGAATCTTACCCTACTGAGTGCAAGCAATTTCTGCTCCAATGCATCAATCTCTGTTTTATTGACTTCAATATTAAACATTGACATAAACACGTTCACTCCTTATATGCCTTAACCAATATAGCTGTATATCGTGGTGATAATGATGTAACTTCGGTAATTTCCTGCATGATTCCATCAATTTCAGCAAAATTACATTTTGGAAATTCACAGAATGGAACAGGTATGACAAATCGCTGTTCGTTTTTTGTAACATTTCTATTTTCTAAAGCAATTTGCAAATCTGTCCAGGGGGTAAATCTGCATATCGTTTCAAGAACTTTCTTTTTTTCATACACAGGATTTCTAAGTGCATCTATACCAATTTTTTGATTTTGATATAATTTACATTTTTTCCAAATCATAAAAAATGCACAACCTTTCCATTGCCATTGGAATTAATCTTGCCTTTTAGAAAGCTATTTATCTCATTGGCATATTCGGAAAGAATATCTTCATAAAAAGATGTGGATAAATTTGAAACATTTTCAGATGATATGCCTTCATAATAGATTCTTCTTACAGCCTTAATGACTGCATCAACACATATCGAGTTAAAAACTTCAGGTAGATTTTCTTCACCCAATCGAATACATAATCTGTCATTGATTGTCTGTATGAGTTCATTAATCAAGTCATCTGGCGGTCTTGTAGAATCAAGACGTGTTTTGACTCTATCAAGAATACTTGCATCATTCATATTGCATTAGGCCTTTGCAGTTACTGATGCAGACCCACTGGCTTGTGCCTGATAAGATGCATCACATTCAACAACTGTAATTGTTTGCCCTGTGGCTGCGGTAATATCTGACTCTCCATCCCATGCAGTCCATCCACGTACATTTTGACCATAAGTCACTTCTGTTTCTTCAGTAGCCACTTTATATTTGTATAAATGACTTGTATCCTCTTTTGCTGGAGTCACAGTAATTTTTGTATCTCCTGTTTCAGTCCCTGCTGCTGATTGTACCGTCAATGTTCCTAATGTGGGAGTTGAATCAACAGTAATGACTGCTACTGCATCAATGTATTCAGCGAATAATCTTACACCCATGATAGCATACAATTCAGATAACATTCTTGTATAGTTACCTTCCGCATGGACACCAATAAATCCAGTCTCTGTATCTGTCGTGAACTCTAATCCGGCTTTAGCAAATTCGGAATCAGCTGGATCAACGTAATAAGCAACCATATTGTTCAAAGCTGTGGCCTCTACTGTCCCTTCTGGGATTTCAGAAGAAATGAACATATAATCTGCTCCCATGAAATTTTTAACATAATCCATACCAAATGCAGTCTGAATTGAAATGTTTGATGAACCAACATATTTGTATACATCCAATGTATTAACAAAAACTGCAATACCAGTGGCATTCTTTCTCATCTTTTTAAACTTGTCTTTGACTCTACCAATTGACATAGCAATAGCCATCTGCCAAGTTGCTTCGCTTGATTTCAATGTACCTGTAGCCATGAAATCATAAAATCTGTCAAGTACATCATCTCTCAATAATGTAAGCATTTCTTCATCCGTCATAGCAACAGCATTATCATATCCATGTTCAGCAATTGCTTCAATAGATGTAGATTTTCTCCATTTTTCAATAGTAATTGTATCGAATGTTTCCTCTTTGACAGTAAACTGTGATAGAGGGATTTCATCACCTTCAGCAACGTTTCCATCCTGTAATACTCCTGCTGCTGTTTTTTTCTTAAGTGCACTTCCATTTGCCTTTTTAATCATGCGTGTAATACCCATGATATCTAATAAAGCCTGCAAACTATCAGAAAAGCTTGATACAAAATCAATTTCTCTGGCTTTTGTTTGAATCTGAGCTTTTCCAGTCATGTTGTCAGGAGCAGCGAATTTCTGTAAATTAAATAATCTTTTCATCAAATAACCTCCTATTTTTCAAATAAATCCATATGCTCTGCAATAAGCTTCTGT